GAGGTTGTGTTCACCGTGGCGCGTACACCAACCTTGATCCAACCGTCATCCTCGGTAGTGGCATCACTCCGTTTCTTGTAAACCTCGACGAAGCCTTCCCCAACAAATCCGACAGGCTTGTTAAATGCACTGCCCAAAATAGTGGTAAGGAACGCATTTTTATACCAACTTGAAAGACCTGGAATAGCGCTCCAGGCATAGTTTGTTAGGGCTGTTGGTTTTGTGGTTGGGAGTGGCTGAGTAACATTGATGTCCTTAGGCCGAGTCACCATCTCGGTGTTTATCAAGATCGACTCACGCGATACTCGATGGCCGGTGTAAGTAATACGGAATGCGCCATAGGGGGTGTCAAAATCATCGCCGTAGGTTGTGCCTGTGGCAGACAGCTGGTTGTAAATAGCACCTTCCCAACCATTAAGAGCAATATCAGCACCAGTACGAGGAATGAAGCGGAACTCGTAACGACCCTGTGTACGAGGACGAATTCGGATGTAATTGAACATCTCGCGAGGAGATTCACCGGTAACGCAATACACCTGGTTAATTCGTTCCCAGCCGGGATTGTCCTGTCCTTCCCCTTGGTATTCAGCGACAGGTCGAACCCAAATTGAGAAGCATGAGGTCCGCTTGAAGTAGCGGTTCATAATTGGAGTGTTGACCTGGATATTCGCCTTATCGTTTTTGAACAACTGCTGAGGACGGTAAAGCCCGTTGAAGTTGCACAGGCTTCGTGATTGGTTATAGACAACCGACTTGATGCCAAACTCGATAGTGTCGGCTTCGCGAATCATCCGCACCGTCGCCGTCTCGTATTGGCAGAGACTCCAGAAATTGGCGCCGCAATGCTTCTTGGTATTGAAACCGTTGGCGGTGATGAAGTCTGGCTTAGGTCCTGCAACGCTTTCGATATACGGACCTTCATAACCAGCAAGCGGCTCCTTGACAGCACGCTGACCAGGGAAGCCAAACTTGTTAGATCCGGCAGTGCCGACGTTTCGCAACGTGACCAATACAGCCTGTTCTTCACTCCAGACATTGGCAGAACGCTCCTCAACCACCCACAGGGTCTGGCCGATCATCCACTTACTGCCAACGACCATCAGGTCATCAGCGCGGATGCGGCGTTGGTTGACTGCTGAGTTAATGTCCTCGTGTTCCACGCCCCACTTCTCAGGCGTGCCTCTCAAAAGTTCGTCGTAAAAATACTTCTCGCCGTCGAGTGCTTTGGCAAGGTTGAGGTTGTGAATGCGGAATCGGATTGCCATGCCAGGCACGCACTCAAACTCAGGGACCTTCTCTTCAACAGCAACCCAATCACTACCTGGTAGTGCATAGGCAACCAAACCCATTTGGGTTGAATACGCACGCCCCACGCCTGGCTGACCTGCAACTTCTCTTTTAGACGACCCTGCAAAGCCAACAATGCTTGCGAACTCACCGCTAATCTTTACGCGCTTAGCCCTAGCCCGGCGGATATCCTCTTGGTCCTGTTCTTCAATTGAAAACGGAATACTGATCACTTCATAGTTCACCCGATATGCACTGCCGTTGTGAATAGGGCTGTGTTGACCAAACCTGGAGTTACTGGTTGGGTTGTAAACCATGCAAAAGCCAGGACCCTCAATCGTCCCATCAACTGGTGCAATGAAAGTCTCGTTCTGCGTCTCTGGATCACCTGCGCCTGGGGTGCCTTGCGTTCCAGCGATGCGGTTTTGCATCTTGATTCGGTTTTCACCCTCTTGGGATTTCCAATAGAGGGCATACTCAGAATTACCAAGCGCATTTAGTCCAGTCGTGCCAAGCCACATCCCCTGAACCTGTGGTCTTGCAGGAATCCACTGACCAACAGTGAACAGCATTTTGGCGCGTTGGTAACTGCCAACTGAATAAGCACGAGACCAAACCAGCGCTCCAGCCAACACAATGCCACCGGTTTGCTTGTCATCAGCACCGACACCCAGTTTCCCAAATGGGATTTGAACCGCCTTGCCGTACTCAACTAGCGACGAAAATCCGTCAAATGAACTGGTCTGGTTAAAACGACTAGGTCCAATTTGATCGTCTAGCTCTGCCTGACCAATCCGTTCAGGTTGATCCGGAACGTCTGGCTGCATAAGCATTGATGCAACCGAAACGATCAATCCGACGACCGCAACGATGATCGAGACTGGTTCGTTTACGACCTCAGGTATGTGGTCATACTCCGCAGGTCTAACCCTCGACTTCAGTGCGGCGAATCGAACAAGTACCCGATACTCTTCCTCGCTGCATCCAAGAATTTGGATTAAGTCTTTTTCGTACGGTAAGAGCGGAGGATTGGGAGCACTGTTGCTCGCTTCCAGTCCACCTTCATTGAAATCCGGTTGATGTAGAGAATCCCGCTCTGCCATGCAACTCCGAACGCTGGCGGAGTACCAGCAATAATAACGATGTCCCCATCGTAGGACGGATAAGGTATTTTATCTGTATAAGTGCGTAGCTCGCCAATGATTTCACGAGCGGTCATTGAATACCAATCACGTCTGACCCCCGGATTGTCAATACCCATCAGATCCAAAGCTTGAATCACAAGAGCAATACAATCGACGGTCTCACCATTTGTACCGTACTCATACGACTTGCCGATTAACTCGCTACACACGAATGTTTGCTGTAATAGGGATGTTACCAACCAGCTGACCATTCATCCGACGACCTGGGATCTCACCACGAACAGCGTCGACAATGGTATTTAGGCTTAGCTCTACTGACTCACTGCTCCAACCGCCTTGGGCAATGACCCCAACGTAGGAATACATAATCCTTGCAACCTGACTGTCGTCCTCTAGCAGCAAAACACTTACCTTGCCGACCCATTGGTTGACCAAGGCTTCGGAAGCCCAAGTCCTTACGATTCGAGTCGAAGGAAACACAATTGCCGCATCAAGGTTATCACCACTTAGGTTTGAAACGGCACCGCTAAAGCTGAACGGAGCGAACAAATACGTTTGCCCTTCATAGTTGACGTCACTAGCAACCTTGTAATTTTGAAAGCGATAACGAGTTGCAGAACCCGCTCGCAATTCAAGCAAAATGCCAAGATTGATATCCATCAGAAGCCAGTCCGACGACGAGTAGTTGGGCTCATCTGCAGGCGGCGCAGCGTACGCGCCTCACCTTGCTTGGCACCCATCTGCGTTGCAGTTGCCATGGCTTCTTGCAGTTGATTGCTGCTCACATAATCTTCATCAGCAAATTTAACAGTGCTAAACGAGAAGTTCATCGGAACAGGAGCATCACCTTCTTCGCCACTTCCACCAAAGCCTTCACCAACGTCGGAACCGGTTTCATTGCCAGGGCTAAACCGAGCCAACGCAGCCTGTGATTCCTCGTTGCTAATAACAGTTCCAGGCGTATCAGGAATAAACAGCTCAGGGCCACGCTCACCAACAACGCTGACCTTGCCAACAGGCGGGCGACCACCATCAGCAAAACCAGGGGTTGCTGCCATCAGCTGAGCAGCTGCCATCTGTTGCGCTGCAGCCGTCACCATGGTGGTTGCGGCAGTGACCTGTTGTGTCGCCGCGGCCGTCATTGTTGCGGCACTTGTTTGCTCCAATGCTGCTGACGCTGCACCTTCTGCCGCTGCTGCAACCTGCTCTGCTGCACCTGCCGCGCCATCAGCGCCACCTTTTGCAATCTCAGCACCGCCTTCAACAACGGCTTTAGCAGGTGCCTCAAGAGACTTCAACAAGCCTTCAAAAACCTTGTCAAGCATTATGTTGATAATCTTGTCCAAGATCTGACCCATCATTTGCTCAAGGGCAGCCTTGACGTCACCGCCTTTAATAGCAGTTGAGATGACGTTGCCCAAGCCTGACTTGAGGGTGCCAAGGATTTCTTTGCCGGCACCACCTTGACTTTGACGTGATGCGCCTTTGGCATTTAACGCAGCTGTTTTGTAGTTTGCTGCTTGTTGCTCAGTTGTAATAACTCCTTCTTCTCTTAGCTTTGCAATCTCACGCTCGACCTCAAGAAGATCACGGGCAGCGTCAGTCGTTGCATTTGACAGCTCAACTTGATGCTCAAGATCTTCGATGATTTCGTTGAAGCGCTCTTGCTTCTCTTGTTGTTGCTGCAGCTCGGTATTGTTGAGTTCAGCAATTTGCCCTTCAAGTTCAAGCATTTGCAGCTTTCGTTGCAGCTCTTGCTCTTCAAACGGGATCTTCTGCTGGCTAATTTCCCATTGTTTGAAAGCTGACTGTTCCTTAAGCTTCTCAATCTCAAGTGCCTTGACGTTGGCTTCGTTGCCAAGCAATGACTGTTGAGCGATCTGCTGATCTAAAGCAAACAAACGCTGCTTAAGGGCAAGCTCTTGCTGCAGCTGTGGAACTTGGCTTTCCCGCACTGCTCCAGCAGCACCGCCGCTAGGTGTGGGAATTGGAGTAGGCGTTGGGGTTGGAATTTTGCCGCCGGTTGGAGCTCCACCAGCTGAGCTTTGCTCCTGCAGCAGACCCTTTGCCTTATTGATATCATCGCCGACCTTACTTAGCGCACCAGACACAGCATTAACAACACCGCCAGCAACATCACCGGCAGCGCTCAAGGCGCCCTTCAGCCACTCGGGTAAGCCATTCCAAAACTGCTCGATAATCCCTTTGACAGCATTAAACGCATCAGTAAAAACACCAGTAATTGCGCCATAGACACCCTGCACACCCTCAGTGATGCTTGTCCAAAGCCCAGAGAACAAGCCAGTAAACTCATTAATCAGTGCGCCGACGTACTGACCAATAACCTGACCGACAGCAATGACCGTCTGGCTGACATCTTCAACAGCTTTCATGATGTCGAACCAGACTTTGGTGAAATCCTTCAGGATTGCCTCACCATCTTTAATCCCAGTTACAGCCGAAACGACCGCACCAACCGCCTGAATTACTGCACGGATTGGAGTCAATACTAACTTAAACGCTGCCGCCAATGCCTCAACAGTTGCAGCCGCAGCTAACAAGCTGAATCGGATTGCCTGCCCAAGTTCTGACTGATCTGAAAACAGGTTTTGGAACGCGACTGTCACGCGCTTCCATGCGCCCTCAATCGTTCCCGCTGCTGTCGCTGCTGCTGCCGCAGCCGTTCCGTTGGCTTGCTCTTGATTAAGGACAAGCTCTTCGTACTTCTCTAGGTTCTGAATAACAGGCAGCAATGCTGGACCAGCTTCAGTCCCAAGCGCTTTAAAGATGGTGCCGGTGTCTAGTCCTTCCAACTTCTTCAACGTGCCGAGCAAACCGTCGGCTTCAATCGTTGCCGCGTTGATTTCGATGCCTGTTCCTTTTAAAGCCTTTGCGGCTTCACCACTCGCCAAGCGAGCCAACGCACCCTTCAGTCCAGTGAATGCAACTTCTGCCTGGACACCAGCTGCGGTCGACTGCGCAATAACCGCGTTTACTTCTGACATTGGGACATTGAGTCCCGCCGCTGCACTGGCGACCTTACCGATGTTGGCCGCGTACTCCGCCACCACAATCTTGCCGTCGTTTTGCGTTTGAACGAATTGGTCAACGAGCTTTGCGGCACTTGATGCCTCCATCCCGTAGGCGTTCAACACAGACGTCGTTGCGTTAGCAACCGTGTTGATATCTGAAAAGCCGCCAGTTGCGCCTTGACTTGCGGCCTTCAACACTTGCGACGCTTCAGCCGCTGACGAAAAACCAGCAGACGCCACGTCATATGCGGCACCAGTCAGCTCAGCGACGCTCGCCTGACCCTGTAGCTCATTGCTTACTGCTTTGAGGTTTCGGACAAGATCATCGGCATTGCCGCCAAGCGTCTGAAATTTGGCTTCCGCAAAATCCTGTGCCTTAAGGGTTTGGAACGCAGCACCAAGGCCAGCAACCGCCGCAACCGCAGCACTAATTGGACCTAGCGCCGTTTTGACAGCAGCACTAAATGCTTTAACACCAACAGCGCCAGAAGCTGCGCCACGACCAGCAGCAGCAGCACCTCTCCCAACACCTGGCAGCTGACGAGCTGCTTTACCTGATGATTTTTCTAATCCGCGTAAAGCTCTATCAAGCTTTTCAACTTTAGGTGTGCCAACAACCTTGGCGACAATATCAACGCCGTACTGCTGAGCCACGCCGTCGCCATCACTAAAGCCAGTCTATCGACGACGACGTTTTGCTTTCTCCATAGCCTTCTTCTCCTCTTCTGCTCTTAACTCGTAAAACAATACCCACAACTGCAACTCTTCAGGGACCATCCGCTCACGCAAATCACGCAGAGTGATCCCTAGCTTGTCAGCTACGACGAGTTCGGCGAGAAGTTGGTGATCTTTTCTCAACGCTTGAATCAGCGCTTTTGGGGCTTGCGTCCACAGCCTCCTCCTCTTCTTCAAGCTCGTTAATTAGTTGCAGCATCAACGCCTCGACGACACTCGCCGGCAGCGTGTTTCGCAGATCTGCAATTTCCCCTTGGTTAAACAACGGCATCCCATTGCTGTCCTTTGCCTTGCTTACCAATAACTGCAACGCAAAATCGGTTGCATCATCAGTCTTAGCTTGCTTCTGTGCACGGTTGCGCTCTGCCAGCGTCAACGGCGTCATCCAAAACTCAAACTCAGTTCCGTTTGGCAAATCAACAGCACGCCGCTGCGGCTTCATGCTGACTGAATTTTTTAGCTGATCTAGTGCAGTTCCCATGGGACAAAATTGGGTGCACTGAATCTACTGCATAAAAAAACCCCCCGCATAAGCAGGGGGAGTATGTCCCGAAAATGCCCTCTCCAGGGCAAGTCAACTTTAAGCGCCTAGACCGAAGGCACTGATCATCTTGTTGACGCTAAAGGTCAGCTCACCCACTGTCGGGTCGTCGGGGTTAACCGAGAAAGACATTCCAGTGATGCTGATTTCAGCTTCGACGTACAGGGAGGCGTCGTTGTCGATTTCGCCGTCTTTGTACTGAGAGCAGACGTAGAGGCGAACAGTTGCGCCAGCTTGAGACTTCAGCAAAGAAGCGCTCAGAAGCCGGTTGGCGATGTTGTCTTGGTCGCAGGTGAAGTAGACCGACATCGTGCCAGTGGCAGATGCATAGCCGGACTGCGTAGAACGGAAGGCAGCCAGGCGTTGGCAACCATCATCACCACCGTCTGAGCAAGGCAGAGTGGTCACATCAAGTTCGTCGCGAGAGATCTCCAAGGAGAATTCACGAACTCCGCAGACGGAGAACCAGTCGGCGAGGCGGATGTTGATGTGAGCGGGGAGATCGTTATCAGCGCTGCCAGTGCCACCATCGCCATTCATGGAGATAGGAGCGCCGTTGGGGGCCAGGCTGACCTCTATCCACTCGTTGCCGTTGCTGTCTTTGCCAGTGGCAACGACGTAGTAGGCAGTACCGGTGAGTGCGGGCTGGAAAACGCTATCAACGTTAATGCTCAGACCTGCACCTGAACCGCCGTTGCCGAGATTGGCGTCAGTCGCGCTGAGGTCATCGCCGACGGCGTAGCTTGAGCCACGGTTAGTGAAGACAACAGAGGTGACGATGCCGCCTGCAACAGTGATGTCGGCAGTGGCACCCGTACCAGCGCCGCCGGTCAGCGCAACGTCGGTATAGGAACCGTCGGTGTAGTTCGTGCCGCCTGAGGTCAGGGTGAACTGAGTGACGGCGCCGATGGCGTTTTGAACGCTACGAGGCGTTCCAGCGGTAAGGGCGGTGTCGAGGTTGCCGCCGTCTTCAGGGGTGAAGGTGACAACGTCGCCAATGCGGAAGTCAGCGCCGCAGGCCAGGGTGATGTGGCTGTCGGTGCCGTCGGTTCCGAAGGCGGAAAAGTCCCGAACACAAACAGAAGTGCCGGGCGGTTTGAAGGTGATAGAACCTTCTTGCCCCGTCAAAACGGAGCTATCGCAAAGAGCCATTAGAGGTCTCCAATGAAGAACATGCGGGGGCGTTCTTGGGGGGCGTCCTGTGGGGGCAACAGGTAGCTCTAGTCTATTTTCCCTCTAAATGCAGCTGACAAACTGAAGAGCTGGTGGACTGCACCTTCAGAGTTTGCAATTGTTCGAGGACCGTCAAAATTTCGCAGACGAGGCTCCTGTAGATGCGCCCAGTCATTTGCCACTTGAAGGGCAATCTCTTCACCGCTTGCAGAACCAGAGTTAGCAGGAGTGAATATAAATACAGATATAGTGCCGCCAATGTCATTGACACCACAGCACCCAACGACATCTTGCTTGACATCGCTGAAACTGATGCTGATTTCTGCGTAAATTTGATTGGCATCGGGTTGTGCGTGCGCGACGTTGTCGAAGTGAATGCGAGTTACGCCAGCACCTGACAGGGCAGTGGCAGTTGCATTTTCAAGTGCGCCTCTAACAGTTTGGTAGCTCATAACTCACCCTCTGCCTTTTGAATTGCTTGGTCTACAACGTTCTGCCCGTTGGCGTTCCAGTAAGCAGGAAACCAGTTCTTGGGCTTGCTGACAGCGTAATCGCCAAACGCAAGACGCTCAGCGTATGGGAGGTTATTGGTCAGGTGATATTGACTCTTGTAGTCCAGAGACAAATTCTCCGCATCGGTCTGCGGTGAATTAAGCGCGTCTGTTGTTTCGTTACTGCTGCTGCCCTTTGTCGCGAACCAATTCGAGCGAAGCCTGCCTTCGTTAATTGGACTGACGTTGGTCGACGACAAGTCGGCTTGCCAGGTAATCAAGGAATACTTGACGACCTTGTTCATAAACTCATTCAAGTCGTCGTTTGCTTCACGAATCTTTTTCATGACTCAGCCCTCACTTTGCAGGCGTAATTTGTGTCTCCGCTATACATCGGGTCGACTTGCGTAATGTTGTATTTGCGCCCTTGATAAATCAGGTAGTCGTCAGTCGTCGGGAACATGTCATCAATGTAGCTGGTGTTCATCCACACCTCGATATAAAGGTTGGCGCCGGTTGTTCCTTCACCCGCGCTGCCAGATTTAGCAACAGCTCCAGCCTTTGTAAACGTCGTATCGGTGCCAGTGATCTGCCCCGTTGACGGGTCGTAAGTGCCAAGCCCTGTACGGACATAACTGAGGTCATCGACCCTAAACAGGTCAACAAGCTCATCAGCAAGGGGCTTAGCCCACTCGTCTTGGGATGCCATCAGTACGGGGGAGAATCCATTAGGTTGAACCGCACAGGGGTGCGCGGCGTCAGGCTCACGGTGTTTTCATTGCACTGCCTAGTCATGACGTAACCAGCACCTGAGCTGATGGCATAAAACCAGCAGCCAAGAACTGCTTCGAGCCAGCTAAACGATTGAATAATTGGCGGGTTATCACAATCATCACAGCTACTTGCGGCGTTGTTATTGAACTGAGCGTATTCAATCTCCAAATCGCCAAGTTTTTGACGCTTTGTAAATGTTCCGCTTGGTGCGGTGTTACCCCCTCCAGTACCAGGGAAGCTTGACGGATCAGCAACCTGCTTGATCGCCAACATCACCTCTGCTTCCTTGACCTTATAGACAATTGTGTCACAAGTGGCCGGTACACCGTCACACTCAGCACCTTGCCGCGGCCATTTCAAACGCTGCGTAGCGGAACAACGCTGTCCGATGTAGTCAAGCGTTTCAAGCCAGCGAGTCGCCTCAACCAGGCTCATATTCTTCTCATCTTCCGTCGCAGCAATCCAAGCGTCACCGCCTGGAATCATTGCCGCGATAGCCTCGGCATCTGCTAAATCGAGGTAGCTATTGCTTGCCTCGCCACCAATTTCTGCGTTGACGACGACCATCAAACCACCTCTGTATGCGTGATAATCACACCCTGTTGAACCAGTCTACGGCGGGCTTCTTTCGCCTCTTTTATCGGAACGTCTTCAATCCAAGTCACTCCTTGGCGAAAGCAGTACAACCTTGCGACATTGATCACGGCTCGGGGGCTCCCGGGTGTCACTCTTAGTTTATTTACGCAAAAAAAAGGCCCCCCGAAGGGAGCCCGTTGCCAATTCAGCCAAAAGACTGTATCAGGCGTAAGGGGTGGCAGCGATTGGGCTGTTCACCTTCATCTGCACGATGGGGACCAGTTTGGAGGTCTGGTAGGCCAGGCCCCAGTTGGTGTCGGTTTCCAGGTCGCTGTTCTCGGGGTTGTCGCCCGCAGCAGACCAGGTGGTGCCCATGATGTGCATTCCGTAGTGATAGTCCAGAGACATCACGTCCTGCTTGCTGAGGATGTTGCGGTCAACTTCGGTGCGCAGTTCTTGCTGCACGCCTTCGTTGATTACGCCGCCGCCGAAGCAGTACACGGGGAAGCAGGGATACTCACTGGTGGTGCCGTCGTTCAGAGCGGTGAGCATGTCATCGACAATGACACGAGCGCCCATGAAATAGGCAACGTCGTCGTTGCGGAGGTTGATGCCGCCGCCGCCCCATTGGATGTTGCCGCCGTCGACCAGCGAGGAGCTGGAGAAGGTCAGCGCACCAACCTGGACGAGGTAGTAGTACACGGAGGAGTGCATCGCCACAGCGGTGATGTCCTCGCCACGCTCACCCAGCTTTGCGCGGGCGATTGCGAATGACTGGGCGGTCAGGTAGTTGCTCTCGTCGGGGGCGCTGGTGCCGGAGCACAGGTCGACAACGTTGTCGGCCAGGGCGGTTCCGAACAGACCTTCGAGCTGAGCCAGCAGGGTGCTGGTGCGCAGCTTCAGGATGGCGCGTGACAGGTAGCTGCGGATGGCAGCCATCGGATCAGCACCGGAGCCGAGGGAAGACAGGTCATCCACGGCGTAGCTGAAGCCACGGTGCATGATCGTCATGATCTGCTCGTCCGCAGTGATTTTCTGCGGAGTCAGATAACCAGCACCTGAAGTACCCCAGGTGGAGTTCGACTCAATGGTCTCCTCGGTAGGCGAGATCGGCTGGAAGAACGGTACGCGAACACGTACGCCACCAGCGCGGCAGTCCAGGGCGCTGTTGCGCACCAAGGCACCGGATTGGATAAACGGGCAACGCTCAAAGATTTCCTCAGAGATGTAGCTGAGAAACTCAGGACGCGTTACGAGATCGGGGAGGAAAGTACCCCCGCTGTAATTCTGAAAAGGTGCAGCCATGATGGGCCTCTAAAAATCCGTGATCAACCCTTACGCGCTTCAGCCTTCAAAGCTTTAGCCAACTCAGGGTTTTCAACTTCAAGACGTAATGCCTCGGTGAGATTGCCGTTTCGATACGGATTCTCCCGACCAGGCGCGATGCTTACAGTTCCCGCTGCATTCATCCCCTTGGCACCAGAAGCGCCGAAGTGATGCTGCCAATCAGCCGATTGTTTCAGGTTGGCGAGATAGTCACCCAAGGGTTGCTCAACGCCCCCGTTTAGCACCGCTGGGTTTCCTTCGTCATCCGTCCGCAATGCAGACTGCAGCAGCAAGTACATCTGCTGGGAATTAATGACGCCTGCAGAGTTAATCTGCGACAAGGCCGCGGCTTTCAGCTGATCTCGTGAACGCTCTTCGGTCACAGACGCGATTTGAGCTTTGAGTTCGACAATTTCAGCGTCACGCTGGTTGACCGTGCGCTTGGCGTCTTCCCACAGTTGTTTAAAAGCACCCTGATCCTCAAGGTTCTTTTGTGCTGCGGATTGCTGTAGTGCCTTCTGCTCTTCCAGCTCTTGCTTTAGCTGATTGAGTTCGGCACGCGCATCTTCTGCGTCCTTTTTTGCTTGCTTGGCGTGTTGGTTAGCAAGACCGAGCTTGTGCTTTAAGAGCTCATCACTGGCACTGCCAGAGGGTTGACTCTCAGGACGAACAGGCTTGTTGAGTTGGCTGGGGTCAACCGCCACAGGCGCTTCGGTGCTGGTCACGGACTCAGCTCCAGTTTCCTCAGACATTTTGTAAAGAAGTTACAAATAAAGCTTATCAGCCCCTCCTAGAAAATTGCTGAATGAACGTATCAAGCTTGTTTTCAATGCGAATCATGTGCTCTTCTAGCTTGCTTTGGTCGGCCGTATATTCGCTGCGGCTCACGTATTCCTTGACAAGCGACATCTCGATGCGATCCATGCGTGTATCAAAGTGATTAATCCGGCGATGAACGCCTTGCATAATCGACCAACATCCGGCAATCGCTGCGATGCCTGCGGTCACTGCTGCTTCTACCACCGCATTGGGTCAACTCCTGTCTTAATGATAGAGACGGCTCGCTTGTAGAAGTAGCTGTCGGTTTTGCCTGAAGCCTCCAAAGCTTCTTTAACCAGCCGCCATTGCCCGATCTTTTCGGGATCAATCTTTTCCTTAGCCATAAAAAAAGGGCCGGGGATTAACCCAACCCTAGTGCTTCTCTGCAGACTCAATCTAATTAGACGATGCGGATCTTCAGGTCGTTGTTGTGACGGTACACGCCGCCAATTTGAACACCTGCAGTTGCAGCGTCAGCATCGTTTGCAGCATCGACCATATCGGAGAAGTCAAGGATCAGGTCGCCCGTGATCTCAACCCGTCCACCTGCAGCGGCAGGCTTCATCTCGATGTTGTTGCCGATGTTGATCGACGTTCCACGCAAGACGTTG